CTCCTCCTCCTCCTTCTGCTACTGGTTCACCTCCTTCTTCTCCTCCTCCTCCTCCTCCTTTTTCACCTCCTTCTCCACCTCTACCTCCTTCTCCACCTCCTTCTCCTTCTCCACCTCCTTCTCCTCCTCCTTCTGCTGCTACTGGTTCACCTCCTAATTGTATTTCTTCTGCAGGAATTTCTGGAACTGGTGCAGGTGTTAATGTTTGTTGTAATTCCATTTCTCCTAATGCTTCTGCTTCTGTTTCTTCTCCGATGTTTGATTTTGTTTTAAATAAACTTTCATCTAAATTTATACCTAATGGTTGTAGGTTTGAAATAAGTTGTTTTAAATAGTCTTTCTCTTTTGGTTCTCCTTTTAATATTTTAGTGTTTCTCTTTTTTCTTAATCTATTTGTATAATCTTCCCATACCTTTTCTTTTTCGTCTTTTTTTAAATAATAACCCAAAAAGAAGGAATTGAGATATAAATCTAATTCATATACGTCTTCTTGTAATTTTTCTATTTTATCTAAAAATCCTTTTAAAGAGGTTACTTCTTTTTTTTCGTCTTCTTCTCCTTCTTCGTCTTCATTACCAGAATGTTTTCCTTTATTCATAACTTGTTTTAAAATATTTTTCCTAAGATTTTCTCTTTCTGAACCGGTAATAAATTCAAAAATATTATAATGAAATGAATGTGTCATAATTTGTGTAACTATAGGCAAAGCACCTAAAACCATTCCAAATTTACCAATTGTTTTCATTAATGCCGCTCCTCCTTGTTGGACTTTTGTCTTACTGTATTGGACTTTCTTATTACTGTGCTGTACTATTGCTCCACCTTTATGTTCTACATTAATATCATATTTTTGATAAAATTGTTCATTCGACATAAGACTTTCATTTAATTTATTAAATGTTTCTTGATATTCTTCATTTTCATTGTCAACTTCTTTCATCATATCCATTTTTTTTTGATAAAGTTGGTCTAAAATATGTCTTTTCCCTTTATTTTCTCCTAAAGATTTATATTCACTAAAAATAGAAACACTATAATCTAAAGCACTAACTAATTCTATCATTTCATAATTATTATAATTTTCACTAAACTTTTTCAATAAAACATTACTATCTTTGGAATAATCCATATCATAATTATTATTAACTTTCTCTACTGCGTCTTTTACTAATCTAACATATTCAATAAAATTTCTCTTAATTTCATCTTTTGTAATATCAATATTATACATTTTAAGGGTATTATAGGCAACGTCTAACATACTATCATCCGTTTTTAAAATTAAATTTTTTGGAGAAGGTAAGTATAATTTTTCCAAGGTTAAATCATATTTATTTCCTCCTACTAATATCCTATTATTTTTCCTAGATTTATATTTTCCTTTATATTTATTGTTTTTCTTGGATATAACTATTCTTTTCATTCTTAATTTAATATATTAGGATAAAAAAATATTGAAATTAAATTTGATTTAAAAAATTGATTCCGTAATAATAAAATTGAATTATTTTATCATATTATATTTAATTACAAATGTCTTCAAAAGAAACTAATAAAAAATCTAGTAAAGATAAGAGTGGTATTACGAAATATACCCACGTTGAACACGTTCTTAAAGTATCTGATACTTATGTAGGTTCAATGGATAAAACAGAGGAAGAAATATGGATATACGCGGATGAATTAAAAAAAATGGAAAAACAGAAAATTACTTATACTCCTGGTGAATATAAGATTTTCGATGAAATTTTAGTTAATGCGTTAGACCAAATTGTTAGATTAAAACAATTAATTCAAAAGGGTGAAGACCTTATTCCAGTTAGAACTATTAAAGTAGCTTTTAATAAGGAAGAAGGTTGGATTTCCGTTTATAATGACGGCGAAGGTATTTCAGTTGAAAAGCATAGTCAAGAAGGAATTTATATTCCAGAACTTATTTTCGGACACCTATTAACTTCTGGCAATTATGACAAGAAGGAAAAGGTTACCGGAGGTAAGAATGGTTATGGTGGGAAACTCGCAAATATTTTCTCAAAACAGTTTATTATAGAAACTGTAGATAATACATTACATAAGAAATATGTCCAAACATTTAGGAATAATATGTCTGAAAAAGACAAACCAAAAATTACATCTTGTAAAGGAAAACCCTATACAAAAATTACATATTATCCGGATTTTGAGAAATTCGGATCTGAGGGATTAACACATGATATGATTACTTTAATAAGTAAGAGAACTTATGATGCGTCAGCAATTACAGACTTAAATATAACAATTTATCTCAATGATAAGAAGTTAGAATGTAAGTCTTTTGAGAAATATACGGATTTATATTTAGGCGATAGGAAAGAAGTTCCTAGATTATATCAAGAGATAAATGATAGGTGGGCGATTTGCGTAGCAATGAATCCCACGCAACAATTCGAGCAAGTATCATTTGTAAATGGTATTACAACTTATCAAGGTGGAAAACACGTTGAATATATAACAAATCAAGTAACAAAGAAACTGGGAGATTATATTCAAAAAAAGAAAAAGGTTATAGTTAAACCAGCACATATAAAGGAAAATTTATTTATCTTTATAAGGTGTTTGGTGAATGACCCCAGTTTTAATAGTCAAGTCAAGGAGTGTTTAACGACTCCGATGTCGAAATTTGGTTCTAAGTGCGAACTAGATACCAAATTTATTGATAAAATAGCGAAAATGGGTTTAATGGAAACCGCAATGAATTTATCTGCTTTTAAGGAAAATAAAGACCTTAAAAAAAGTGACGGTAAAAAGAAAACAAATATTCGAGGTATTCCAAAGTTGGATGATGCGAATTGGGCAGGTTCTGCGAAGTCACATTTATGTACTCTTATTCTAACGGAAGGAGATTCGGCAAAGGCTTTAGCGATTTCTGGTCTAAGTATTATTGGACGAGATAAATATGGAGTATTCCCTTTAAAAGGGAAAGTTTTAAATGTGAAGGGAGACGATAAGAATATATTAAAAAAGATAGGTGAAAATACAGAAATTGTAAACCTAAAAAAAATTATAGGTCTTCAAAGTGGTAAGAAATATGAATCAGTAAAAGATTTACGTTATGGAAGTGTAATGCTTTTAACGGATCAAGATGAGGATGGAAGTCATATTAAGGGTCTTCTGTTTAATTTATTTCAAACATTATGGCCTGAGTTATTCCGATTAGATGGATTTAATAAGTCAATGTTAACCCCTATTGTTAAGGCAACAAAGGGAAAGCAAGTTAAATCGTTTTATAACCTGAGTGATTATGAAAATTGGAAGGAGAAAAATGACGGACAAAAAGGTTGGTCAATCAAATATTATAAAGGGTTAGGCACTAGCACACCCAAGGAAGCAAAGGAATATTTTAAAGATATGAAGATTGTAAATTATAAATTTGTGGAAGAAACAAGTGATGAAGCAATTGAATTAGCTTTCAATAAGAAATTGGCGGATAAAAGAAAAGATTGGTTGGCAAATCACGATAAGAATAAAGTGTTAGATTATACAAAGAGTGATGTAACGCATGAAGAATTTATTAATCTCGAAATGATACACTTCTCTAATTCTGATAATAAGAGGTCTTTGGCTTGTTTAATAGACGGTCTTAAAACTTCGCATAGAAAAATTCTATTTAGTGCTTTTAAAAAGAAACTTTTAAAGGAAATAAGAGTTGCGCAATTCGCGGGTTATGTGTCAGAACACGCGGGATATCACCACGGTGAGATGTCTCTTCAAGGAGCCATTGTAAATATGGCTCAAGATTTTATAGGTTCTAATAATATTAATATTTTGGAACCGGTAGGACAGTTTGGGACGAGGATTATGGGTGGTAGCGATTCGGCACAACCTAGGTATATTCATACACATATTCCGGATATTATTCCATATATTTATATTAAAGAAGACTTTAATGTCTTAAAGTATAATGACGATGATGGAAATTTGGTAGAACCGGAATACTATATTCCTATAATTCCAATGATTTTGGTAAATGGTTCAGAGGGAATTGGAACCGGTTGGAGTTCATTCATTCCTTCCTTTAATCCTTTGGAGATTATTAAAAATATTAAGATTATGGTTAATAATTATAAGAAGAGTTTAAAAGATGAAACTATTAACCTCCAAGAAGGTTTAACTGAATTGAGACCTTGGTATAGAGGATATACTGGGACTATTGAGAAATTGGATGAGAAGAGGTATATTTCACGAGGTAAATTTAATGTAGTAAATGATACTACAATTGAAATTACTGAATTACCTATTAGAACTTGGACAGATAAGTATAAGGAATTCCTAGAGACTATGCTTATTGATAATAGTAAGGATAAGAAGGGGAAGAAGAAGGAGTATATAAGGAATTATACTTCTCAATGTACTGATTCAAAGGTACATTTCAAATTGACACTTCATCCCGACGATTTGGATGATTTAACTTATTATAAGGAACAGAATGAAGAAGGGCAGAATATTTTCGAGAGAGTATTTAAACTTACAAGTAAGATAAGCATGACTAATATGGTTTTGTATGACGAGAAGGGATTCCTGAGGAAATATGATAACGTAAATGATATTTTAGAGAATTACTTTATGGTTCGGTTGAACTGTTATGTAAAGAGAAAGGAGTATCAACTTGAAAGTTTAAAAAATGAGTTAGTTATTTTAAATGCGAGAGTGAGATTTATTCTGGAATTTATTGCGGGGGATATTGTTATTAGTAATAGAACTAAGCAAAATCTCTTAGACCAATTGAGTGAAAGAGATTATCCTATGGTTGAAGATAACTATGATTATTTAATAAAAATGCCTATTTATAATCTTACAAAGGAAAGAATAGAAGAATTAAATAAGGAAAAAGATATGAAAACAGAAATGTATAGTAATTTGGATGAGAAAGAAACATATGATATTTGGTTAGAGGAATTGGATATTTTAAGCAAACAATATAAGAAATTCCTATTAGTTAAAGAGAAAGAAAATGAGGAAGAACCCAAAAAAGTAAAAATTGGAGGGAAAGGAAAAAAGAAGAAATAAATGAAGTAAATAGATTTAAAATATTTAATTTATATATTATAAATGAGTAATTTATTATATAATCAGGATAATATAGTATATCAAACTGATAATAGTGAAACGGATAGTGATTTTTCAGAAGACGATAATCAGCAATCTTTTTTAGTTAAAAATGACGATGTAAAATATGAAATAAATAAAATTCAAGTATTAGTGGATACTACTACTAGAGATTGGGTAAATAGTTATAAAACCGTTTTTGATTTTCAAGTGAGATTTAACGCAAGTGAAACGAGTGTTGAAGATATAAGAACTACAACTTTAGAACATATAAAAAATGAATATGGAACGCTCGTATCTATATATAATGAAAAGTCTGAAATAAAGACATATCAAGGTAGTAATGCTTTATCTATACCTATATCAATAAAGAATATTAAATCATTATATTTGGAGAAAATGTTAATACCAAATAGAAAGGTATATTTAGAAGAAGGAAATTATGTGAATTTATTGGATTTTCCATTATTGAGTATTCATATTGACGAATTTAGTAATATTGTATATGGCACTAATAGTAATTTGAATAATAGTTTTGCGAATATGACTGCTTTGTCGAGTATATATCTTGGCGCACCCACATTACAAAAATTTATAGAATTAAAGAATATTACTAGAATTCCAAAAGTATTTAAACCGTCTCCATTGAATACATTAAATACTTTAACTATAAAAATAAAAGATAATATGGGTAATCAATTAAAGTTTCGGAATGAACAGTTAGAAATAGAAAAAATAGAATATCATAATTCTTCAAGTGATCCCACCGTAAGTAAAAATTATCTAAAAATAAAGACTAAAACATACTTTAGTAGATTAGATTATTTAGAAGATGATATTATTATTTTTAAGAATATTAATTTAGATACAGAAAATTTAACTTTAAAGAATTATTTAGAAAGAGAAAACGGACATAAACTATATTTTTCAAATATATTTACAGAGAAAAAAAATATAGAATCACATAATGATTTAGTGAATGTTTTTTATATTACTAATAAATCTACTCATACTACGGGAACTTTTACTGTAGATAGTGATTATACCAGTATGGTTTTTACAGGTATAAGTGGTAATATTTTAAATAAAAATTTACAGATAATAATGTATTTTACAATAGAAAATGTAGAGAAAAGTTTTGCTAATTTAAATTCACAAATTATTTGATTTTTCTAGAAAATTATTTTATATTATATAAGTAAATGAATGGTAGAGTAATCTTTGATAATAAACCTGGAACGACGTATAATTTATATGAAAATGAAAGAAGTCCATATGAATTTAAAAATTCTTTAAAAAGTATAAATAGTGAAAATGTTCTCAATAGAACATTTTTTTCACAAAATAATATTGATATGATACAAAATACTATTGTAAACGAAATAGTAAAGAGAACTGGATATAAAATAGCGAGACAATCTGAATTACAATTACAAATTATTATGAGATCTATTTTCTTACAATATGCGAAAAATAACCCCTGTAATATTAAACAACAAATTATAGATTTAGATAGAAAAGTAATTGACTATTCTGTTGATAGAATTATTACAGAAATATCACAATATTTAGAATATAAAGATACTTTAAATAAATTACCAACTCCATTAAGTCATCCAACAAATTTATCTAACGCAGGGGAAAAAACATTATCTCCATTTAGACCTTTATAATTTATTAATTTATATAAGACATATCATTATTTTTTATTACTTCTCTTATGTTTCCTTCACTTATATTTACTTTTTGTAAATTAATACTTAATATAATTTCCTTAATTTCTTGTATTTCACTTTTAATTTCAGATATTTCTTCATCTCTCTTTATTTCATTGTCTTTTATAATTCTTTCCAAATTTAGTATTTTTTTTTTTTTGTTGTAGCTATTTTTATTGCCACTCTTTAGGTTAGTTGAAATATGTTTTTTTATAATTTCACTAATACTTTCTTTTACTAAATATATATCATATTTTATGCCACTTATTTCTTTATAAATATCATCATAAATTGTTATATTTTTATTTTTTTTATTTATATCTAATAATGTTGTTTCAGTTTTCCTTTTTTTTCTAGATTTATTTTCCATATTTTATTCAATCTCTATTATGTTTAAATAATAATTTTTAAATATTATTTTTATATAAATGTTAGGAGTTGAGAAAAAACAACAATATAAAATTGTCGAAGAAGAATTAGATAAAATACGTAAATTTATTATAAAAAAATGTAAAACATTAAAAGAATATGAACATATTGAGATATTTAATATAATAAAAAAGAGTGGAATAAAATATACAGAAAATAGTAATGGAATTTTTGTAAATCTCAATAAACTTCCGATTGATTTATTATTAGATTTAAATAAACACGTTTCTTACTATGTAAATAATAAAGATTTATTTAATATGGAAACAAATAAAAGGGATAATATTAAAAAAATTATTAAGAAAAATTATCCTCAAGAAAATTTCACTATCAATGAAGAAATTTATAATGATGAACCAGTTATAAATGTTAATAAAGGAATTGAATATGTAAGAGAAAATGAAATAGATCAAAATGAATTATATTATGCGGAGAGTAATATTGATATACCGTAAATTATTTAGAGTTATAATTTTAATAAATATTATGAAATTGTCTAAATTTATTGACGCAAATGAAACATATTATAATTTAGATAAAAATTATATTAAACATAAAACTGGATATGTAATTTTAGCTCCTCCTGCTTCTGGTAAAACTATATTTGTAAATAAACAAGTAGGAAAAAAAAGTTGGATAGATTCAGATATTTTATTTAATAAAGAAAATTTAAATATAAATTGGTTGAATTCTACTAATTCTATTGATGAAAGACTTTCTTATTTAAGAGCAGATTATATGTTAGAACAGTCTAAACTATATGGTTATAGAATAATAGGGGCTTTATTTTGGGAATATAAAGCAGACGCAGTTGTAATATTGCCATTAAAACAACATATATTATATTTTTCTAAAAGGAAAGATTTGGATTTATCAAAAATATTTGAATTTCGTAGAATATTTTATGAACACGCTAAAAAATATAATATACCAATATTTGATAATATTAAAGATACTATAACTTATTTAGAATATAAAAAAACCTAAAATTTTAAAAATTGATTTTTTTTATTTAAAGTATAGTAGAAATAGTATTATAAATGGAATATTTAAACCCAACCGAATTAAGAACATCCGTTCAAAAATTTTTTGATAAAAGTGGTAATATTATTGATATTGGTATTGATAATATTAACCCCGATTTCTGTATTGATAATTATAAACCGGAAAAAACATTAAGAAATAGTGATTTTCGAAGTGAATTTAATTCTTTATGTAAAGGTAAAACTGATGCTAAAAACTTAGAGGGAAAACCTAAAGTAGATAATAAAAAAATATATTTATGTAAGGAAGAACAAATTAGGGATATTCCGCCTCTTTTGGAACCTTTATTTACCAAACCTAAAAATTATTATATTTATGGAACTCCTGGAAAATTCAGTATCTATTATTCTATACTTAATATAGTTAATAGCGAATTTATATTAAAGGGAAGTATTCATAAAGAAAAAATGATTGACGATTGTCGAAACGAGTTAGTATATAAATTGGACGAATTATATAAGAAATTTGATTATAAAAAGAAGAAATTCAAGAAAAGTGCAATTAAAGAAAATCTGTTAAACAGTAAATATTTCATTCCACAAGTGAATACTTATATAGCAGATTATTATAATCTATGTTTATTGATTATTGATACTGAAACATATTTATATTCTTTGGTAAATGATTTTAGTAAAGATAAGGAATTTATTGTAATGATAAGAAAAAATAATTATTACCAACCTATTTTGGGAGTAGATGGAAAACATAAATTTACTTGGGAAATTATGGAAAAAATATCAACAATTTTGAAACCAGAATTTGAGATTGATATGAATTTACAACCTAATTCTATGGAACCTAAAACAGAAAATGTTAATACAGAAGAAACTATATGGGCGCCAAAAAATTTAGAGAAGTTATGGAAATATAAATTATCTGATTTACATAATATTGCGAAAACTTTAAATATCAATATTAAATCAGGTAATAGGAATAAGAAGAAAGAAGATTTATATAATGAAATTGAATATAAAATGGAGGCAGAATAAAATTAAATAAAAAATTATTATAATATAAATAAAAAAAAATAAAATTGAAGTTTTTTTTATTTATATTTAAATTTTTTCATAAGTATATATTATAAATAATGGAACTTTTTAAACAAGAAAAAGAAAAAATATCAAAACTTCTACAATGGAAGTCCGATAATGGTATAATGGAAACAACAGTAAATACCAATTTTAATGAGAAACTTAGACAGAATCAATTTACTAGTATATTAAAAAAGATAAAAAATTCAGATTTCAATTTACAGAGTGAAGAAGGAAATAATACACATCTTAATATTAATATTAGGGATAGTAGTATTATATTAAAACTTTATGGAGATAGAAATATTACTAAGTATTGTGAAACTAATAAGATAGAAGATGTTATTGAGAGTGTTGAACTACTTGATAATATAAGAGGAAGGGATAATAAATTTAATATTAATAATTATAATTTAGAATTAGAATTAAAAGATGAAAAGAGTATTACTCGTAAATCTGCTCGTGGTGCCAAAGTGTTAAGCGAGTTATTTAAGTATGATAAATATTATACTTATACTAAAAATTATAGTTTTGTAAGTAGTAATGAATTATTCCAAATTAATTTCAATATATCTAAATCTTCTAGTAAAGAAGAATTTGTTAATAAAGGAGGTGTTTTTGCGAAAAAAGACATTCGATTTAATAAAAAAAAATATGTTAAAAAACCAAAAAGTGATCAACGATCATTTTCTGTATGGTGGAATTCTTTGCAAGAAGATGAACAAGTTGAATTAAATGACGAAAAATACAATAAGAAGGTATCTTTTAAGAGTTTAGATAATTCAGGAACTTTAGAGAATGAATTAGAATATTCTGTATCAGTTATTTATTTAGGTAATAGTAATACCAAAATAGAAGGAAAAACTAAAAAAGACAAAGATTTATTTGTTTTGAATAGTTATATAGGAGTAATTGAAAGAATATTAAAGATATTACAACAGAGTGATAATTTAGTAAGTGAATATGAAATTAGACAATTAAAAGGAAAATATAAGGCATTAACTAAACAATATAATTTTAGGCAATCTTTCCCTTTCTCTAAAACCTTAGAAACTAAAAACATTATTAGACTTCCAAACGATGAATATGTAAATAATGTAAATATTAGAAGAAATTACTGCGTTACTGAAAAGGCAGACGGAGAAAGAAATCTATTATATATAGATGACTTAGGAGTTGTCTATTTAATTAATAGACAGGAACTTGTTAGAAAAACAGGTTTAACAATAAAAAATCATCCTAATACATTATTAGATGGTGAATATGTTACTAAGTTGAAAGGTGGGTATGATATCAAACTATTCTTAGTATTTGATTTATATTTCTTAGATGGAGAAGATTTTAGAGAGCGTATTTTAATGAGAATGGGAAAACAGAAAACCGAAGATTCTGGTATAGAGAAATCTAGATTAGAAATCTTAGGTGATATGTTAAAAGATATAGAAGTTTCTATAGGAGAATCTATGGAAATTCGAAAGAAGGAATTTTTATTCGGTGATTATGAAGAAGTTAGTGATAACGGACAAAAGAGGATAGAACAATATGAAATTGCTTTAGACGGATTAGATAAAAAAGGTAAAGATTTTAAATCAGATAAAAATGAATTGGAAAAGGAATTAGAAAAGGAATTAAAAGATACTAAAATCTTTAATTGTTCGGAAGAAATATTAGATAGAATAAAGAGTGGCGATTATGAATATGAAACAGACGGACTTATTTATACACCAGTAAATTTAACAGTAGGTGAAGAACCTGAAATTTTCAAGAGGAATAAATATGGGGGTAGATGGGGACGCGTTTTTAAATGGAAGAAGAGTGACGAAAACAGTATTGATTTTCAGGTGGAATTTGCGAAAAATCCAAATGGGGAATATATTGATAAAGTTTTTATGGAAGATATGAAGAAATATAGAAAGGTATATTTGAAAGTTGCATATGATAAGAAGAATATGTTAGTGAATAGGGCAAAAATAGTGAATGAGAATCCAACTTATTTAGAGGGATATAATTCAATTTTGTTCGAACCAACAACTAATTTTATTCCTAGAACTTTTGAATGTTATTTAGAAATAACAAATAATGGAGGTTTAGTATGTAAAAGTAATGGAAATGTCGGAGATGTTATTAAAGACAATTCCATCATAGAATTCTATTATGATTATGATTCTAAATTAGAAGTTAACAAGGACCCTCGATTTAGATGGGTTCCAATGAGAAAAAGAGATAGTGTCGTTCCGAATTCATTCGAAACGGCCAATAATATTTGGAATACTATTTTCGAACCTATTAGTGAAACTAGTATATGTACCGGTAGACATTTAAGAGAAGCAAAAAGTGAATATTATTCAGGAGATAAAAAAGAAAAAAATATCTTCAAAAGTTTCCATAATCTATTAAAGAAATCATTACTTCATAATTCCATTACTCCGGCAGCAACCTTATTAGATATTGGAACTGGTGAATGCGGAGACTTACATAAATGGTTAAGTTCTGATTTATCATATGTTGTTGGTATAGAACATAATAATTACAATATTAATAATAATATTAATGGCGGATTTAAGAGAATAATACAAGCAATAACTAATGAGAGATATCAGGATAAAGAATTAGTTAAAAATATCTTCTTATTATGGGGAGATGGAGGTAAGAATATCTTAGATGGTTCTTGTGGTTTGGATAAATTGAATAAATTTTATATGGATGCCTTATGGGGTAATCCTATAGATAGAGAAATGAAATATTTATTAAGAAATCCAAAATTGAAGGATAATGTAGGAAGATTTAAAGGGGGATTTAATATTGTAAGTTGTCAATTCTGTATGCATTATTTCTTTAAGAATAAGACAACCTTAAAGGAATTTTTGATAAATATAAGTCAAAATCTAATGATAGGTGGTAAATTTATCGCTACTTGTTTTGACGGAAGAAAAATATTTAAGATATTGGAAGGAAAACAAGAAATTGAACTGAAGAATGAACAAGGTAAAATTATCTGGAAAATTGAGAAAAAATACAGAGAAAAACAATTACCTAAAGATGAAACATCATTAGGTATATCTGTCGGTGTTTATGTTAATACCTTTAATAATATGGAAGATGAATATTTGGTGAATATTGAATATTTAGAGAAAATATTACCCGAATTCGGTTTAGAATTAGAAGTATGTGAACCATTTGAAAAACATTATAATGAATTTAAAGCAAATGGCACATTAGAAGAAGAATTATCAACGGAATCAAAACAATTTAGTTTCCTCAATATGACTTTAACTATTGTTAAAAAAAAACCTTATGAACAAAAGGGAGGAGGGGAAGAAAAAGTTGATGTGGAAAGATTTTTATCCAACAAAAATGTTTTAGAATTAGATGAAACAGAAGATTATGGATTAAAAATATTAGATGATGACGATGATGGTGATGATGAAAGTATCATAGAAGAAGAACAAAATTATGATATTAGAAAGGAAATGAAAACACTTGATTTGGGAACTACTGAACCTATAAAAGAAGAATTAAATATAAAAGAAGAATTAAATATAAAAGAAGAATTAAATATAAAAGAAGAATTAAATATAAAAGAAGAATTAAGCAAACCTAATTTAGTAGGTGGCGGAGAAGATATTGATTTGGAAAATGACGAATTAAATGAAATTGATTTAAAACCGGTAAGTTTAGATTTAAATGATACCGAAGGTACAAAAGGTTTGGAGGAAATTCAATTAAAACCACAAGAAACCGAAGGTTCTAAATTAAAACCACAAGTTAATGGAGGTTTAGAGGAAATCCAGTTAAATCCACAAGTTAATGGAGGTTTGGAGGAAGTCCAATTTAAAACAGAAAGTTTAAATGAAGTAGAATTAAAACCACAAGTTAATGGAGGTTTGGAGGAAGTCCA